TCGAGCCCTTATCGAGGATGATAAGAAGCAGTTGACCCGCTGTCGCCGTTGGCAAAGTGACGACATGGCTCGTTCCAGCGGTATTCGTGGAACTTTCAACAGCCTCCTCAACGACTGGAAAAGTCATCTAGGTCGGCCAAACTGCAGCGCGATACTACGCGCTGAGTGCGGTATACGTCAAGCTCGAGCAGCTAACGGTGTCTCCGGCCGCAATTGTGAGGCCGTTCGACAGGTTGATGTCGGACGCGGAAGCCGCCACATCGCAGTAAATCGCCAGCACATCACCGGAAGTTTGCAGCGACGCCTTGCTCACAGCCGACGCGTTGCCGGCTGCGTTGGTATCGCTCGTTATCGCGCCTGCCGTGGCGGTGCCAGAAGACGACGCACCGAATGCCGGTGTCGCCATCACCAGTGTTGCGGCTGCAGCTCCCGGAGAACCGATGGTGCCACCGACCCGAAAGACAAGCTTGCTGCCGGCACCGTCGAGCTGGTCCACCACCGCGTTGGTGGCTGCGTCGCGTGAAGCTGTGCTATGTGTTACTGCCATCGCCGTTCTCCTTGAGGATCAATTTTGCGCCTGACCCAAGAACAGCTTCGACACCGCGCTCTTGGATATCATTCATCAACTTCTCGTGCTCTTCTGGGGTCGTCCGACCAACCAGCTCGTACGTCTCCGTCTTCCCTGTAGCCGCACGCTTGATGTGAATCGTCGCGCTCAGCTCACCACCAGCAACCGGCTTTAAGTCACTCACGATTTATTCCTCCAGACTTTCAACTCGTTTTGAACCCTTGAGCATCCCGGTCTTCTTATCAAAGATCGGAACAACCGGCATCCTCAGCGTTGCTCCCAATTTGTCTAGGCTTTCCGACACACGCTCTTGAGACTTCTCGATGTATCGAGTTGCCTCGATAACTTTCTCCAGCGTTTCGTCAACTTGCTTCTGACTTTCGGCAACACGAGCCGCGAGTGATGTGACAATGCCAACTGTCGCCTGAATATGCGAGTGCGCTTCCAGCGATGACGATGGGATCGCTGCCGTTAAGGAATCAAGACTGTTCACAACGCGCTCTTGAGCCATCTCAGCTCTGCGCGAAGCGGCAGCCACTGTCTCCAGTGTAGCGTCCACTCGCTTCTGGCTTTCTGTTACGCTTGTGGCGAGAACCGTCACAACTTCAACGGCTGCTCTGGCTTTTGAATCAGAGTCAGAAGGAATCGTGGCCAGAGCATTCAACCGGCTCTCCATCCTCTCTTGTGATTTCTCCGTGTTCCTTGCCACTGATGCCACCTTCTCCAATGCTGTGTCTACGCGCCTCTGGCTGTCAGACAAGCTCGAAACCAGCGCCGTCATAACGCTGATGGTCTCTCGGACCTTCGATTCGGACTCCGGTGACGCTGTGGCTGCCGCAGTTTTCAGGCTATCCAAACTGTGCTTGATCCGTTCCTGCGTTTTCTCTGCGCTGCGCGCTGCCGCGACCACTGTCTCCAGCGTTGAGTCAACTCGGCGCTGACTTTCTGCGACAGTTGCCGCGAGCGCTGCCACAGCGCTAACTGTCGTCCGAGCATGCGAGTCGGACTGTATCGTCGCCGGAGTTGCATTCATCAGCCCGCTGATAAACTCACGAGCGAGCGCGGCCGACGCTTCGTCTTGTTCTTCGTCACCGTCTTCCCCTCCTGTCTTCACCGGTTTCGGTGGTGTGGTGCCCTTTGTCTCGAACGGGTCTTCCTTCGCGTCACGCTTCGACAGCGCCTCCAGCGAATAATTCTGCTGCTGCGCCATCGGCGACTCGCCGCCTTTGACCGGCTTCTGGTTGATCTTGGCGCGAGCTTCGTTCGGCGCGAGAATCGATCCCTTCACACCGTCGCTCAGCACCTTCATTTGTGCGGTTTGGTCCATCCTCAGCAGACCGTCCAAGTCGAACTCGGTGTAATAATTTTCTTCCAGCTCGAGTCCTTCGTCCATGCAAAGCTCTGCGGCTTCAATCAGGGTCTGCAGGCAGTCCGAGTAGTACATCAGGTTCAGCGCTTCAATCGTGCTGCCTGCGGGAACTTCGCCGCCGACCTTGAAGTGTGGGACGTGAAAGCAGTCCGCGATGTCGTACTTTGTCCAGTCCAGCTGCTCGATCAGTTGTGCTTCCTGCGCCGGCACCGACACGGTCTCGAACTTGAGCCCATTGCCAAGCACGGCGGTGCGGCCAGTGTTACCCGCGCCGTAGCTCTCTTCCCAGCGCCGCTTCATCTCGTTCGCTTCCTCGGTGTCGATCTTTCCGGGTGTGATCAGAATGCCGGACGGACGACTGGAATTTTCGAAGAACAGTGTGCTGTTATTCTGTATGCGCCGACCCTGTGTCGCGGACATCGCGCACGCGTAAAGCGGTGACACACCGACGAGAGGATGCCACAAGCAGTTCCAGCGATCATGTATGATCTCCGTCGCTGGCACCGTTACGGTTTTCTCTAATGTGGAAAGGTTATCTACGGACAGCTCGTAGTAGATATCGCCGTTGGTGGCTACCAGCGGCTTGACCCTGGACGGGTCGAGGATGTAGAGCGCGACCACGCGAAATTTCTCGCGGATCTTTAGAACATAGGTGTTGCCCCACAGCAGCTTCGAGAGAATCCACTGTGTCCAGAACTGTATGCGGTTCTGGTAATGATTCGGCCGCGCGAGAGTCGCGAGGTCTTCATTGTCCTTGCGAACTTCGGTGCAAATGCCGTCTTCTTCGTCTTCCAGCACGAGCTTAACGCGGAGCTTGGCCACGTCGCCCGCGATGAGTGTGATAGGCGCGAACACTCCAGAGAACGCAAGTACGTCCTGTGGACTATCTAGCGTCACGTGTCGTGAAAATGCGCCGGCAAATCCTTCGCGGATGATCGTGAACCACCCACCATTGCCGACTGATTGCACAGCTTGCGTGAGCTGGGCTTTCACACGACGAACTTCGAGACCGAAAATATTCACCGGTATCCTTTTGAGAAAAGAATCCGCCACCGATCGGTGGCGGATTCTTCGGTGATATTACGACTGTTTGTACGCAGCCGCCTGAATGAATGCCGCTGCAGCGGTGCGGCGCTTCGCCCAGTTGATGTAGCGCACGGCCTTGATGGCGGCCGAGTGGGTCTGGAACATCGAGACCATCGAGGTCGCCACTTCACCGCCGGCACCCGAGTTCGTCGGGTTGTCCTTCAGTTCGAGCGCGGCTTCCTTGCTGATCTCGACCACGACTTGACCGTCGTCCGCCAGCAGGATTTCTTCCTGCAGCAGCAGCACGATCATCTCCCCGAACTGCGGCGAACCAGCGATCTTCGCCTGATTCGACACGACCACCGGCAGGCCCAGGAGGGTGCCACCGTTGATGGTGATGTTCGGGTATTGCGGCACGCCGTTTGCCGTCAGCATCAACGACAGGTTCAGCGCGGTGGTCGGCGACATGACGAACACGCCAGTCGTCGGATCCAGGTTGGCCGCAATCGCCGCAGCAAACAGCGCTGCGATATCCACGGCGAACGCTGCCGCGTTGGTGCCGCTGGGCGTGATCGGCGTCACACCAGACAGCACGGAGGCCGGTTGGATGTTGGCGAGGCCGAACTGGTTCGGATCGATGAACGACAGATCGATCAGGGACTGCACCGACTTCGCCAGATCGTCACGGACGAGCAGCTCCGCCGACGGCGAGGACGAGCGCATCAGCTCGTCGTCCACGGTCACGATGCCCGCCGCCTTGGTGATACCGAGCGACAGGCTGGAAGTCGTGAGCTTGGACACGGGAATCGGCTTCGCCTGCCCGACCCAGTTGCCGGTGGAACCGGCGGTTTGCGAACCCATGCGGATGTTGAACGGCACCCGACGCAGGCGCGGCAGCCGACCGATTATGGTCAGCGGACGCAGGTAGTCAATGAACTCGTTCGCAAGATTCTGCGCGTACACGAGCTCCGACGCCCAGCCGGCAGTCGTTGTGTCACCGGTCGCGACCGCCGCCATCAGGACCTTCTCCAGCTCGGGGCTGGTGTCCATCCAACGCTTGTTGCCGCGAACGATGCTCAGCGCGACCGCCGGATTGCCTTCGGCCTGGAACATCGCCATGGCGTACCGACCGAAACGCTGGCCCTTCTCGAGATTCGCGCCGACGCTGATGATGCCGGTCGGTGCGCCCGCACGCGCCGCGCTCGCGGCCTGCGGTGAGGCTCCGGCTGTGGCCGGAACTGCCGTGGCCGAGGCCACGATTTGCCTTTCCATCAGCCGCAGATCGACCAATTCGGCATCGATCGTGGTGATGTCGGCGGAGAGATTGTCGAATTCCTGCTTCTCCGTGTCGGACTTGCTTCGTCCCTCGTTGATTGCGCCCATCTGAATCTCTTCGCGACGGGCAACCGAAGCGGCACGCTTGTTCTCCAGAGCGCCGATCTGTTGTGTGACTTTACTCATGCCAGTT